AAGAAATGCGGAGACCCCGTCGGGAAACTTAGCTGGGGTTTTAGGTCTAGAAGAGTTTGTTATGAGACCTCCCGCGGGATCTCCTTTCGAACGGGCCCCCTCAACCTTACCGTACATACCGCCGTCAAGAGAGCCTCAGTTTCCAGAAGAGCGCGGTTTTTATCAAGCTTTTCTAGACAGGTTGCGCGGCGATGTGCTTGAGTTCAAAGGTACGTATGGCGCAAACTTTTATGAACCGGACGAAGGCGCTTACAGCCCGTACATACCGGAAGATCGGGCCGCGCTCCGCGACCCACGGTCCACGGCCATTTACGGCGAGGACCCGACCTTTGGTCAGCGGCTAGTGGAGCTGGGGTATGATCCTAGCTTGCAGGGGACCCCGGCGGGTCAACCTAACCTTCCTACTGCTCAGGAGCTTGTTGAAGCTCGGGGTGACGTCCTGACCAGCATGTCGGGCGCACAGCAGTACGGCATCGACACGCAACAGAGAGCCAGAAACTTTTTTGGTACGATGGGCCGTTTGTTTGGTCGTCAGGATGAAGTTGCCAGAGACGACCGCAATCGTGCTTCTGGTCTTGCTCTAATGCGTCAAGCGGGTTTGGGGGATGCGGATATTGCGCAACTTGCAGCAACAGCTGACGAGCTTGTTTTACAGCAGCTACAGCGTGTTATGGAAGGTGTTGCCGACCCCGAATCAGGTATCGGCTTGGATCTTTATGAAGACCGTTCAAGGCGGGATCGACGTCGGTTACGTCAAGAAAGACTTGCCAGACGCCGCAACAGGCCTCAAATAGAGGCTGAAGAAGGCGTTGGATCATTATTTTAAGGAGATCTCGTGGCTAGAAAACCTCTTCCAACATCTAATGGCAGCTTGATGGATTCGTCTATTCCGTCGCAGCTAGATCCACTGGACTTACAGGCTGAAATCGAGTTAGAGCTTCCCGGGTCTCAGGTCGGTATTGATACTGAGATGGATATCGAAAACGCGGGCGAAGTAGAGATCATCACCGATGAAGACGGCGGTGTGACGGTTGACTTTGACCCCATTGAAATAACGATGGTAGAGGGTGGCTTTTACGACAACATTGCAGATCAGGTTGGACAGCAAGAGCTTCAAGCTATTTGCAGTGATCTGTTGTCTCAGTTTGATGCTAACAAATCAAGCCGTCAGGAGTGGGAAGACGCTTACTCCGAGGGCTTGGAGCTACTCGGCTTCACTTATGAAGAGCGCACCCAACCATTTCGAGGCTCGTCAGGTGTAACTCACCCGCTTTTGGCGGAAGCTGCCACACAGTTCCAAGCACAGGCGTTTAATGAGCTTCTTCCTGCGGGTGGTCCTGTCAAAACAGTCGTTATGGGCAAGGAGACTCGTGCAAAAACTGCTCAGGCTCGCCGCGTAAAGAACTTTATGAACTATTACATCACCGATGTAATGGAAGATTACACGCCGGACATGGACCAGATGCTGTTTTACCTGCCTCTTGCGGGTTCCAGCTTCAAGAAAACGTACTTTGATGAGACGCTTGGCCGTGCTGTTAGTAAGTTTGTACCGGCTGAAAACCTCATTGTACCGTATGAGACCTCTGATTTAGAGACCTGCCAGAACATCACTCAGGTGTTCCGAATGTCTTTAAACGACCTAAAAAAGCGTCAATTGTCGGGTTTTTACAGCGATGTTGATGTTATTCCGGGTCAATCCGAGATATCTTCTGTTCAGGGTGAAATAGACCGCATTGACGGGTTTTCACCATCTCAGATTGATTATGACTGCACACTGCTAGAGTGCCACGTAGATCTGGACATTGAGGGTTTTGAAGACCTCGATGATGACGGCCAGCCCACAGGTATCAAGATACCCTATGTCGTAACCATATCTCAGGACAACGGGTCTATTCTGTCGATCCGTCGTAACTATCGTGAAGACGACCCTCAGAAGAAAAAGATCGCGTATTTCACGCACTACAAATTCCTTCCGGGTCTGGGTTTCTACGGCCTTGGTCTGATCCACACAATTGGTGGTTTGTCTCGGACAGCCACCTCGGCCCTTCGTCAGCTGATAGATGCGGGTACCTTGTCGAACCTCCCAGCGGGTTTCAAGGCCCGTGGGCTGCGGATCAGGGACGACGATGATCCGCTCCAGCCCGGTGAGTTCCGTGACGTTGATGCGCCGGGCGGTGCCATTCGCGATAGCTTGATGCCTCTTCCTTTCAAGGGTCCGGATCAGACGCTATTTAACCTTCTTGGTTTCGTTGTTCAGGCGGGTCAGCGGTTCGCCACTATTACTGATATGAAGGTGGGCGACGGCAACGAGCAGGCGGCTGTTGGTACGACGTTTGCGATGCTGGAGCAGGGTGCGCGGGTTATGAGCGCTGTTCACAAGCGCCTGCACTACGCTATGCGTCAGGAGTTCAAGATCCTTGCTCGGGTGATGTCTGAAAGCCTGCCGCAGGAGTATCCTTATTCTGTCGAGGGTGGTGATGAGACCATCATGGCGGAGGACTTTGACGATCGTGTTGATGTGTTGCCGATTAGCAACCCGAATGTATTTAGTCAGTCTCAGCGTATTGTTATGGCTCAGACGAAGCTTCAGCTTGCTTCTCAGGCTCCTGAGCTTCACAACATGCACGAAGTGTTCCGTGATATGTACACCGCGTTAGGTGTATCGGATGTAGACCGTATTATGAAGCGGATGCCGGACGAGGAACCACGGCCCACGGACCCTGCACAAGAGAACATTAACGTTCTGGACAATTTACCTTTGCGTGTGTTTGAGGGTCAGGATCATCAGGCACATATTATGGCTCACCTTATCTTTGCCAATACTCCGATGGTTGCACAGCTTCCGGCGGTGGGTATTGCATTGCAGAAGCATATTATGGAGCATGTTAAGGTAGCGGCACAGGAGCAGGCGGCGGCAGCCTTGATACAGCAGGTTCAGCAGTCTGGTGGGCAGCCGGCCACGGAAGAGCAGATGCTACAGCTTGAGAAGATGACGGCTCAGTTGATTTCTCAGGGTATGCAGCAGCTTCAACAGATCAGCGCACAGCTTACGGGTGCGGGTCAGCCTGATCCGCTTATTGAGCTTAAGAAGCAGGAACTGGCTATCAAGCAGCAAGCCGAGCAGAATGATGCGGCGATGGATCAGCAGAAGGCTGCTCTGGATGCTCAGTCCTTGGCAATGCGTTCTAAGCAGTTTGATGAACGCTTGGCTGCTCAAGAGCGTCAAACGCAGGCTCGGATTAATTCGGCAATGGAACGTGAGTTGTTAAAACAACGAGGTCAGTAATGTCCAAAAGGTTTGACGAATACGACTTGGACAACGACGGAGTGGTTTCGGACGACGAGGCGGTAGCGGCTACGATGCTTGCGGAAACGGAGTCTCAGATTAGAAAGCTACGCGCTCAGAAACAGATGGCTTTTGTATCCTTGTTCGCGGTGCATTTGTTTACAGCGCTTTTGTTTAGCCCATTGGTTTCTATTGAGCGTGTTGATGCTTTGTCTGAAGTTTTGAGCATGTTTTACATCTCTATGGCTGGTATCGTTGGCGGTTATATGGGTGTTTCCGCTTGGATGAGTAGAAGGACGTAAGAAATGATTGAGCAACTTATTGGCCCAATTACGGGTCTGCTAGATAAATTTATTGAAGATAAGGACCAAAAAGCACTTTTGGCCCACGAAGTAGCTACTATGGCGCAAAGACATGCCCAAGAGCTAACTATCGCTCAGATCGAGGTAAACAAGACGGAAGCACAGAGCCGGAACATTTTTGTTGCGGGTTGGCGTCCTTTTGTAGGTTGGACCTGTGGTATTGCCTTAGCTTGGCATTTCGTGGGTCTTCCGGTTACTTTGTTTTTGACATCAATGTTTCAGGTTGAGACACCACCCCTTCCTGAGTTTGAGATGGAGAGCCTGATGACGGTTCTTCTTGGTATGCTTGGACTTGGCGGCCTTCGTACTTTTGAGAAAACAAAAGGCCTGACGCAATGACGTTCAAACTTTCGAAGAGAAGTCTTGGTCGCTTAGAGGGTGTTCACCCCGATCTTGTGAGGGTTGTGGAGAAAGCGATTACTCTTACGACAGTTGATTTTGGTGTTACCTGCGGCCTCCGCACCCTTGAGGAGCAAAAAAAGCTTGTAGAACAAGGTGCTAGCCAGACACTTAAGTCAAAGCATTTAGAGGGACTGGCTGTGGATCTGGTTGCCTATGTGGGCGGTCGGGTGTCGTGGGAAATGCCCCTCTACGACAAGATTGCGGATGCAATGCATACCGCTGCCCTAGAAGAGGGTGTTAAACTTTGTTGGGGTGGTGCTTGGCACCTTCCTGACATTTGTTGTTGGACTGAAGACATGGAGGATGCAAGAAACGACTACATCGATTTACGCCGGTCTCAAAAAAGACGTGTTTTTATTGACGCACCGCACTTTCAAATCGCATAAAAAGCAGATATATCTTATTATATCACATACGGTGGTGTTTTAAGAGAGGTGTGAATGGATGTAATCTATGTTGCCGAAGCGGTGTTCCGAATAATTAAGGAACGGCGTGAAGCGGTAGCTGACTTGATGGTCTTCGGGAACGTCAAGTCTATGGAGCAATATCGTGAGCTTATGGGCAACCTCGACGCCCTAAATCACGTGGAACGGGAACTCAAGGGCCTGCTAGATAAACAGGAGCAATCCGATGACTAAGGATTCAAAGCTAGATTTAAAAGCTATCGAAGAGGGTGTGAAAAACCTTGCCGAAGCTTACGCGGAAAAACCGCGACTAAACCCAGATATGATAGGTAAGTCCTTGTTAGAGCGACTACCCAGCCCCACAGGCTGGCGGATATTAATTCTGCCTTACCGTGGTAAGGGTAAAACCGAAGGTGGTATCTTCTTGCCGGATGACGTGCAGGAGAAGAGCCAGATCGGCACACAAGCGGGATACGTACTTAAGGTCGGTCCGCTCGCTTATCAGGACACAGAGAAATTCCCGTCGGGTCCGTGGTGTAAGGAGAAGGATTGGGTAATGTTTGCCCGATATGCCGGTTCCCGTTTCACCATTGACGGGGGTGAGGTGCGAATACTCAATGATGATGAGATATTGGCAACCATACTGGACCCTGAAGACATCCATCACATCTAGAGGTAAACATGAGTGAAGAAGCACAAATGGACTTAGACCTGCCGGAGGAAACGGTAGTCGAGGTCGAAGCTACAGAGGCCCCCGAGGTCGAAGTAGTTGAAGAACAAAAAGCAGACGACAATTTTGATAAAGCTCAGACTTCTACACAGAAGCGCATTGATCGTCTTACCAAGAAAATGAGAGAAGCCGAGCGTAGAGAGCAGGAAGCTATCAACTACGCAAAGCAGGTTCAGAACGAGGCGCAGACGCTAAAGCAGCGTATGGACGCTTTGGACACAAGTTATGTGTCGGAAGTTCAGAACCGTGTGAGCACTCAAATTCAGCAGGCTGAGCAGAACTTGGCTCGTGCTATGGATTTAGGCGACACAGCTAAAACGGTGGAAGCGCAAAAGACTTTGACAGCTCTTACGCTTCAGCAGGAAAGAGCGCAGCAGGCGGCTGTTCAAGCTGAACGACAAAGGCAGCAAGCTCAGTATGCCCAGCAAACCCAGCAAGCTCAGTATGCCCAGCAAGCTCAACAGCGTCCCCAAGCTGCACCTAAGCGACCGGACCCCAAGGCAGAGCAGTGGGCGGTTAAAAACAGCTGGTTTGGACAGGACGAGGCCATGACTTATGCGGCCTTTGGTATCCACAAAAAGCTCGTCGAGGATGAGGGGTTTGACCCGCAGACAGATGATTACTATAATGAGCTTGACAAGCGTATTGCGGGCGAATTTCCGCATAAGCTTTCCGGCAATAGCAAACGACCCGCTCAGACGGTTGCTGGAGCCTCTAGAACAACAACTGGGCGCAGTAATGGAAAAAAGGTTCGTCTCACCCCGAGCCAAGTCGCAATAGCGAAAAAACTGGGTGTGCCGCTTGAAGAATATGCGAAATACGTGAAGGAGTAATGATAATGACTGAAGATACCAAAGCAAAGACTACGGTCAACAGAACTTCTCGCGCCAACAAAACCCGGGAGAAACAGGCTATTAGAAAGCCTTGGGCTCCCCCGTCTATGTTAGACGCACCACAAGCCCCAGACGGCTTCAAACACCGTTGGATCCGTGCAGAGATGCGTGGCTTCGATGACACTAAGAACGTTAGTGCAAAACTTCGGGAAGGTTGGGAACTTGTTCGTAAAGACGAGTACCCTGATTTTGAACTTCCTGTCATTGAGTCTGGGAAATACGAAGGTGTGTTCGGTGTAGGCGGACTAATTCTCGCACGATTGCCTGTAGAAACCATTGCAGAAAGAACTGCTTATTTCGACTCTAAGAGTCGCGACCAAATGCAAGCGGTGGATCATGACATGATGCGTGAGAACTCTCATTCAACCATGACGATTAGCAAACCTGATCGTCAATCTCGTGTAACTTTTGGCGGCCCCAAAAATTAGGGCTGCCCTAATAGGAAAGAACTAAAATGGCAAATGCTAATACTGCCTACGGTCTCCGTCCTATCGGGCTTGTTGGAAGCGGTGTAAACTCTACTGGTGTAACTCAGTACGAGATTGCTTCTAACAACACGAACCCCATTTATCAGTACTCGATCTGTGTCCCGACTTCTGCCGGCGTCATTGATCATGCTGGTGCGACATCGGGTGGCACTGTCCAACCGTTGGGTGTTCTGATGGGTGTGGAATACGTAGATTCCGTAACAAAGAAACCAGTCTTTGTTAATTACTGGCCCGGTTCAAACAGCGTAAGCGTTGACACAAATCATCCTGTCAAAGCCTTCGTTGCGGACAACCCAAATCAACTGTTCAAGGTTGCGTCTGACGCTTCTCTCACAGACCGAGCAACTGCTCTGACTGGAGTTTTCGCAAACGCTTCTCTCGGCACATCGGCTCGTACGGGCAGCGCAAACACCGGAAGCTCTAACTCAGCGCTTTCTGTGTCTTCGATTGCTACGACGGCTACTCTTCCACTGCGTATTGTTGGTATCCTCGATGACGAGGCTAACAGCGACTACACAGCGGCAGGTATTCCGCTGATTGTGCGTCTGAACGTTCACTTCAACTCCAACGCTGGTGGTTTTGCTTCGCAAACTACTGCGATCACAACCGGCATTTAAGGGGAATAAATAATGGCTATTTCTCGCGCCCAGCTAGCTAAAGAGCTGGAACCCGGTCTAAACGCACTGTTTGGATTGGAATATGATCGTTACGAGAACGAGCACGCTGAAATCTTTGAAGAAGAGTCTTCGGACCGCGCCTTTGAAGAGGAAGTAATGCTCGGTGGCTTCTCTACTGCACCGGTTAAACCGGAAGGCAACGGCATCACTTTTGATGACGCTCAAGAGACGTACACAGCTCGTTACACTCACGAGACCATCGCACTTGCGTTCTCGATCACAGAAGAAGCTATCGAAGACAATCTTTATGATCGTCTGGCTTCTCGCTACACCAAAGCTCTGGCCCGTTCTATGGCTCAGACAAAGCAAATCAAGGCTGCTTCTATCCTGAACAATGCGTTCAGCGCTGCAAGCCCTGTTGGCGACGGTGCAGCTCTGTGTTCAGCGGCTCACCCGTCTCTTTCGGGTAACCAACGCAACCTTCTGTCTGTTGCAGCAGATCTCAACGAAACTTCGCTTGAGCAAATGCTGATCGACATTGCTGGTCTGACTGACGAGCGTGGTCTGAAGATCGCGGTTCGTGGCATGAAGCTGATTATCCCAAAAGAACTGCAATTCGTTGCAGAGCGGATCATCAACTCTTCGCTGCGTCCGGGAACTGCGGACAACGACACGAACGCCATGAAATCTATGGGAATGATTCCAGACGGTATCTGCGTCAATCACTTCCTCACAGATAGCGATGCGTTCTTCATCAAAACTGATGCGCCTAACGGCTTCAAGTACTTCAACCGTTCGCCAATTAAAACGGCAATGGAAGGTGACTTCGACACCGGTAACATGCGCTTTAAAGCTCGTGAGCGTTATTCCTTCGGTGTTTCCGACTGGCGTAGCGTCTTCGGCACTCCGGGCGCTGCGTAAGCACCGGCAGTTTTTATTGCGAAGGGGTGGCCGGACGCGGCTGCCCCTTTCTTTTTTGTAAAACACAAGCTATGATGATTTATCCCTGACAGTCGCATGGTGCGGCTGACTTAGCCCGACAGGAGATTTCATGGCTACTACTACTTTTTCAGGACCAGTTGTATCTAACAACGGTTTCACCGGCTTCGTTCAAGTCACCACTTACACCGTCGCTACTCTTCCAGCTGCCGCCGCTTCAAACGCAGGTGTTGTAGCGTATGCCTCTGACGCCCGGAAGGCCGCAGAAGGTGCAGGTAACGGTACGGGTAACTTGGTTTTCTCAGACGGTTCTAACTGGATCCGCGTAGACACAGGCGCAACAGCTGCTGCATAGGGGAGTTAGCTAATGGCTTCGAATCCTTCTTACCGTACAGCGGACGCTACGGTGTCCGCCCACACGGCTAATGCTGTAACGAAGAGCGACAGCACCACCTTCAACCCTACTCGGGGTGTTTATGTTGGAGGCGCTGGTGATATTAAAGTGGACATGGCGTACTCTGGTACGGCCATTACCTTTACCGGCGTCTTAGCTGGCAGCTTTCTTCCAATACAGGTTACCCGTATTTACTCAACAGGAACTACGGCGACTGACATGGTGGCGCTGTATTAAGGCGACAAAATGAGGCTTGGACTAAACCTATCTGTGAGTATGGGCCAACTTGTCCAGACTTTAGCTTCTTATATCCTGAATTTTGTTACGGAAACGTTCAAGGCAGACAACGGCGCTAACACTTTTGCCGGCGCTATAACACACTCTCGCTCGGGGCAGGCCACTATGACAAGTGGCTATGGCCCTGAAATAGTTGATAACGGGTCTTTTGACTCTGATGTTGTGGGCTGGACGGCTTCCGGGTCTACCACAATTGAGTGGTATGATGGGGCGCTTCGGGTAAACCAGCCCAGCGGTGGTAGCTGGCACGCTAATAAAGTTATCTTGGACGGTAACCCGCTGGTGGCTGGTAAGGTTTATAGCCTTACTTTCGATGCTAGGGATATCTCAACAAGCAGCGGTTTTACGCTATGGACCAACGCCGTTAGTATTATAACGGTACAGGCAAATAGCGCCCCACCTCTTAGCTCAGATTGGAACAGCTATAGCGCTACGTTTACGGCGGAACCCAATGGGTCCTTCCGAATAGCTTCGAACGGCGGCACCGGGAGCTTTGAGCTAGACAACATTTCTATCCGCGAAATCCCGTCTACCAAGTGGGCTCCGCATAATCTGGTACGTTATTCTGAGCAGTTAGACTACGGCACTGGATTTTGGTTAAAAAGCGCTGGCGTAACAGTATCTCCAAACGCAGGCGTAGCCCCAAACAGCACTCAAACAGCGGACTCGGTGACATACACTGCAAGTGATCAGCTATTTAGACAAGTAACAGCGACCTCTGTAAACGTAGGAGAAACATACACTGCGGCTATCTGGATGCGGGCCGATACTGCCACAACAATAACTCTTTCGGTTCTTTTCAGTGGGAGTGGTTTAGGTCAGACAAATAAAAACTGCGATGTTACTGATGAATGGACTCTGTTTACAGTAACTAAGACAGTACCAAGCGGTACTCCCGATACGGTAAGAATTAGGCTAAGGAGCACAGAAGCCTGTACGGTTGAGTCTTGGGGTGCACACCTCTACCGCTCAGACTTAGGCGGCATGGTAGACAACCCTGATCAACCCGCAGGCTTCGGAACCTACGTCCCCACCACCAGCAGCGCAGTCTACCTCCCCCGGCGTGGCCACCATGTTTACAACGGAGACGCTTGGGCGAACGAGGGCCTGCTTCATGAGAGTGAGGCGCGGACGAACTTATACAGCGATTCATCTCTTGCGTCGTTAACTGGGACAAATGTTACGTTCTCTACAAGTTCTGGCGGCCCGATTGGTTCGTACAAAGAGGCGATTTCAAACACGGCAACTAGCCAGAAACTTATATCCCTAAACCAAATAACAATGCCGACCTCCACAGATGTCCGGGAAAGTGTGTTCCTAAAGTATGTGGATTGGCAATGGGTTCAGATTGATACTAACGCTAACGCAAGCCGATTTTTTAACTTTGATCTTATCAATGGTGTTGTGGGCACAACATCTAATATTTCTGACATAAACGTCGAGGACTATGGGGATGGTTGGTGGCGACTATCTTGGGTCGTAAATGTTTCAACTTCGAACCAGTACCGGACTATAGACTTTGCAGGGGCCTCTGATTCCACACGCCGACCAAGCACTACGACAACAGGTCAAAAATTTCTCGTTGCCGGTTTTCAGGCAGAACAGGTTTCAAAACAAGCTTCCTCCTACATCCCCACATCTGGCGCTACAGTCACCCGCGCAGCAGAAAGCCTGACGATTCCATCGGCTAACCTACCGTGGCCAACGCCGAAGGTGGTTGGAAGTGAGTTGGTTACTAACGGGACGTTTGATAGTGATATTAGCGGATGGACAGACAGCCACACGGGGACAGGGTCAGCAGCCTTTAGCAGCGGGACTGCGCGGTTAATATCACCGGATACATCGAACAGGGGCATTCTGACCCAATCTTTTTCAGTGGTGTCTGGACATACATATATGCTGACCTTTGATGTATCCGAGATTGTAAGCGGTAATGCGTATCCTCGTGTTGGTAGCAGTCCTAACGGTGAGCAGTTCGGCAGTGTTTTAGTGCAATCTGACGGGTCTTACGCTTTTATTTTTGTGCCGACAACGACGACTGTTTACGTCACTTTGAATGTGGCTAACGGTACTTTTGATTTCGACAACATCTCCGTCAAAGAGATCAACCCCCTCGCCCTCTCCATACAGATGAATGGGCGTGTAAGTTATATTGACGACAATCA